TCTGGAATCCACGGCTCCTGACTTGCCTCTTTTACCTCTAGCAGAGCAGGTCTGACCTGATCCCAGACCAACCGTAGTTCCTCCGGTTTTACATACCTAGCCGAGTACGACATACCGATACGTCTTGTCCGCTGTGCTGTTGGCAAAATGGTTGACAGTACACTGCCCTTGCGTCTGGTTGGATGCGTAAATGTCAGACGATGACGATTCGTCTACCTTGTTGATCGTGACAATTGCACTCGGAGTTGCTGGACGAGTTGGACTGGTCTGTGTTGGTAGCTGCTCAAGACTGACGTCAGTTGATGTAGTCGCCCACATCAATTGAACGTAATCACCCGCTGCCAACTGGATGTAGTAATTCAGCGCAGCAATCAGATGACCATCTGTCCCACCGTGAGAGTTAGGCACTGAGAACTTACTGTTAGACCCAGCAACATCCGTCCCGTTCTTCCGAAACCAAACGTCTACGTCTTGAATCGCAACATTGGTATTAGCAAACTGAAACGAAAACTGAATGTTGTACACCCCAGCAGACCGAACAGTAATCTGTGAACTACTGACAATCGCAACACCAACCGCATAATCCGTCGTATTCAACGTAACGGCATAAGCAGCAGTGGTGCTAGCAGCGTTCTGATCCGTAGTGTCTTGAAACGCCCCGTACGGCACTGCATCCGCTATGGCAGCAGCGGAGTAGGGGACAAACAGGATGATGCTGTCAGGGCTGATCCTAGCGTCGTACAGGGTCGTTGTCGTAGCGTTCCCTGTTGCCAGCGTCAACAGACCAACAGAGTTGATCTTACCGTCAAGAACCCGGTTGACAACCTCGGCAGTCTCTCGCGGATTGCCACCCTGTTGAGGTAGCCGACGAAACATCAGCGGCCTCCACAGGGAACAAGATCGAGATCAGACCCGACTAGGCTTGACCAGTTGCCAGTTGGTACAAAAGACAGACGATGATACTTCCCGCGACTGCGTAGAGAAACGCGATTATCGCTATCAGCAGCAACAGGGCTCGCATAACTGATATTCCCGTCCAGACGTTTCCTAGACGCTATCGCTACGGTACACGAACCACCGTCGATGATCGGCCTTGCAAGCGTTGCGAGAGTTTCAAGACCCTGCGTCTCAATATCGCCAGTCTGCAACGTAGCAGTAAGGTTCGAACCGCCAAACGAAATGATCTTAGCACCGCTCACCCCGCCTGCAAGCAGCCTGCCGCCAGTCCAAATACGCGAGTCCAAACTAGCCGGAACAGTGTCCAGCGTAGGATACAGCGCACTCAGAGCCTCTAAATCCGTTCCGCTCGTAGCAATCGTGGAGATGTAGTCAGCAGTGGTATCACCGTGACTCCACTTGTCCGTAGACCAGTTATACACAAGCAACTGCTTGTTGGCGAAGATATCTGTAAAGCCCCAACTGACAGTCTTATTGATAGGGTCTACAGCAGCAGACATCTGATCCAACTGGTCAGGATCGCAGAAGTCGAAGAACCACCGATCTACACGCTCCGACCCAATAGGCTTAACGCTCTGTCCGTCGGTCATGTAGAAGCCATCGTCCGACAGGAAATAGGTAATCCCACCGTATCTGACAACGGAACGCGATTCGTAACACCCGAGAGCAGTGGTAACGTTGTCGAACTGGAAGAACAGTGGCGCACCAATGTACGACATCCGTACAATCGACCGCTCCAGCAGGATGATTCCAAACTCACCCCCGGTGATTCCGCGAATCTCGCCACCGTCAGGAATGTCCTGCGTGTCGGATTGGCTTGCAACACCAGGAGTCCAATCGGTCTCGTCGTTGATGTCCGACCAGTAGAGTCGATTGGGATACGTCGATGTTTTCCCGGCTACAACGAAGTCACGCACCGTGGTAACGAACTGTGCAGTCGGAGCAGCAGCAGCAAGGTCAGCAAAGTTGGATGACGAGCCAACAGTCCATGACTGTAGTTTGTCCTGACCGTTAGCAGCGATTACTTTCTGACCGAACTGTGTGAACGTCCATTGCGCTGTCAGCGTGTAGGCTGATGCTGTACGCGATACGTCCATCAGGTATCGATAGGTGACAGCAGTTCCGCCCGATGTGTACGCGCCAAACGCTGTGGAGTTAACACCGTTCAGACTGAAGGTGTTAGCGTCAATCCGAGTGATCGTGTAGGTGTTGCCGTTCAGTTGCGTCATCCCGCCAACACCGGAGATCGTCACCTGAATGCCAGTCCTGAACCCGTGACCGTTGGACGTAATCACACAAGGGTTAGCCTGCGTTGCACCAGTGATCGTGACGGATTTGGTCGGAAAGTATCGCCAGAGGTAATTCGGACTTGCACCGAACAATACAGTGTCAGTCATCCACCGACCGACAAAACAGGTCAGCAAGTCTTCTGTCGCAGCGTTAGAGAAGTCGGCAGCGGATGGCATCGGGCCATAGCCTACAAGCGTAGGAATGACGTTCTTAGCCTCAACCAGACTTCCGGCTACTCCCGGCCTGTCTGGTGTCCACTGACCGAATGTGATTCTCATGCCCAAACGCGAACAGGGTTAACAGGAGCGACTTTGTACTGCTCCAGATTGGCAGGGGTGGCCTGATCGGCTTTCAATCGAACATTAACGTGCCAACCATCAAGCGGTGCTATCTCTGGCTGATCCTCGACCATGTTGCCAGTCGGCTTGTAGATCGTGCCCACCGTATCGATGCTGGCGTTGACGGGTGCATACCCGGCAGGGATCAGCACGTTGCCGTCAGCGTCGAGCAGTGCCTGCGTCTCGGTCAGTAGCCCAGCAGCGAGCAGCGCAGCGGTGGCAGCGTCTTGATCGTCGAACCTGAGATACAGGTCGTTCCAGCTGGGCACCGGAGGGGAGAGGGGGAGGTCGTCTAGCATGGGTTACCTCAAGCGGTGAGGGCTTGGAGTTCGGCGGTTGAAAGCGCCCGAGGGTAATAGGCGACACGGCGCAAATGACCATTCAGAAGTTTTGTCCCTGCCGTCAAATTGTTTTGACCGAGCGCAAATTGCGTCACTGTTGGCACAGTTCCACTAGTGTCGGTAGAAGCAGCACCGCCATTTAATACAAGCGCAAAATCATTTGCCTTCACTCTTGCGGCTGCTTTGAGCGTTTGATTTGCGGTTAATGTTGTCCTACCAATAAATGCTTGCGCAACACCACCGGTTCCGACGAATAATTGTTCTGTTATTGATGTGGCAAATAAAACTATTCGGTTGTTTAATGTGCCATCGGAAAATTGCAGTTGATACGGCTCATTACCAGTAGCAACGGAAGATTGATCCCATTCGGAAAACAACGTCCCTTCAGTCGCGTTGTACCACGGCGACAACGTATTAACACTCACAAAATCCGCGCTGCGGGTCACAGTGCTGGCGACTGTCGGAATGTAGCTGGTGGCGGTGGCGCTGAGTTCGGCTTGAGCACCCCAGAGGTAAATGTCAGTGGATAGTGTATTTGATTCAGACCTTGCTGCCGTTGACGACGTAACCAAACCAATTCGTGGATTTGTTGCTAGTGATGAAGATGTGTAAACGACACAACGATACCAGCCGTCGCCAGCAGATGTGATCGTTGCAGTAACAGAACTTCCGGTTGATCCAAGAGATCCCGTAGATAGGTCAAAGTTTGCAAACGGCACGCCGGTATTGTCAAAAAAGATTTGAGCAAAATTATTGGTGCCGGCTTTTAAGTAAACAGAAAACGTTTTGCCATCGGCGCTTGCAGCCTGCACCTGCAAAATAGAGTGAGCGCCTAGGACGCCGTTACCTGTCAAGGTGTCAGCGGTAGTTGTTCCATCAGGCGCTGCCGTAGTATTTGCAGTAATAGTCGAGCCGCTTTTAACCCACGCAGCGTTATCAAACTCCTGACTGTACAGCAGCAGATTCGTAGCAATCGGCTCAACACTCGTCACCCCCGACCCGTCAAAGTCGAACCTCGGCCCGTACACTGCTGCGGTCGTGGTGGGCGTGTAGTCGAGAGCGAGCGGGCCTACGGCGAGTTGTGCGCCCCAGATATAGATATTCAAGTTTGAAACAGTATCTGGGCGGATTGCAAAACCAGGATTAGTGCTTGCTGTAAAAGTAACCGATACCCTTTGCCATGTACTTGTCACTGCAACGGTTGTGTTTGTGACCAAAACACCGT